AAGCAGGAAGACGCAGAACGCGAGCGAGATCACTGGAAGCACAAGTGCGAGGCAAGCCGCCGCCGATTGAAACGTGTGATCGAAATGGCAAAGCGCTATCCCATCGAGCCGCCGCCAACCGACGACGAAGGTATGGCGGATTGGGAAGTCACAATGCGGATCGTCAATAAGTTTGCGGATGTCATATCGGACCCATATGCGGCGTTCGATGAGGAAGACATTGGAATGTCTCACGAAACTGCAAGACAAATGATGTGCTGGCGTATCCAGGATATGATCAAAGCCGCGAAGGACGCCAAATGACCTGGGAAGACATCAACGAGCAAGCCATCTCTGACGCCCGCAAAGGATCGCCGCGGCAATGGTACGTCATAAGGATCGACAGTTCGAAGGGCGAAATGCAACCAGGCTGGCTTGCCTCGCAGACTGACATGCTCGCCGATGATTGGGAAGTCGTCAGCACGTAAGTCGCAGCAACGTTTCAGGTGTGGAGAAAATAGGGATGAGCAACTACATCGCACCAACATATCATCCGCTGGAAAGGGTCACGCGGGACGCAGAATGGCTGGACAACTACTTCGGCCCCCATCGCTACGGCGTGCGTTTCGAAGCCGACGATCGGGTTTATCGGCCGATGGAAGTTGTCAACCCAAAGCTCGACGCATCGGCGAAGATCAGAATGCGAAAGAGCAAACGTCAAAAGCCAGTGAGGCCAACAGTATGAGCAATATCACATACAAGCATTACGGCACAGTAGACGACATGGGCCGCAAGTGGAGGAAGCTGGCTGCCTCGTTCGCACGTGACGCAAAATTTCTCGAAGCAAGCGTTTATGCCGGGGAGCGCTCATGGGAAGATGCGTTCCGGGCGCTCCGGTATGGTTTCGGCGGCCCCGTCAGTGACCAGGACATGCAAGAGGCGCTGAGGGATCTGCGGCGGCTTAATCCATCGGGCATGCGCGGATAATGCCCCTGATGCTTCTTGAGTCCCAAGCCATCAGGGTCGGCATACCGAAGTCAGAGATTGAGTTGGCCAAGCAGGGACCAAGGCAAATACCGAAGGACGTTATGCCAGCGCAACGTGGCTCAAGGAAAGCGTCCAGTTCACCGGCCCCAGGGCCACAAAACCAAATGGCTATAGAGGACACCGCATGACCTGGGAAGACATCAACGAAGCTGCCATCCAAGACGCCCGCAGCAGCGATATTGAGCGGCGATACTATGTGCTGCGCTGTGACAGCCAGAAGATTCCCAAGGCAATCGACATCCTGCCTCAGATCGGCGTCAAGGCGTTCGTGCCAACGGAAGAGCGCACCCGCCGCATCAAGGGCAGCCGCAAATCGCTCACCAAGCGTCACCCGATCATGTCCGGCTATGTCGTAGCTGGATTTGTCGGCGCCCCGAATTGGTGGGCACTGTTTCAGCTTCCGTGGGTGTTCTCAGTCGTGGCGCGCGATAGCCGCCCCGCGGTTATCCCGCCTGCCAGCATGCAGCGCCTGTTCGGCATCCACCACGCAAGCACTGCCAGCCTGCCCGGCGCGAAGTCACTCAAGCCAGGCGACACAATCCGCGTAAGAGACGGCGGATTTGCCGGTCACGAGGCAAAACTGCTGGATATCTCGGGCGCAGATTGTGAATTTGTGGTAAGCTTGTTCGGTAAAGATTTCACGGTTCGCCGGCCGATCGCAGAGGTCGAGGCAGCATGACGTTAGATGAGCGAGCTAAGGAAATTGAACGGCTTCCGTCATGGGATTCGGCTAAGATCCTAGCGCCGTTCAAAGAGGTTCACATCTATCGCGCCAGCTCCAGGTGGGCGGAGCAAATAGCACACAGCGAAGGGCCTTGTGCATGGAGAGCTGTAGGTGTGAATCGCCGTGGTGATCTTGTAGATGTTTTGATGGAGGTCGAGTTTGACTGATTGGACCGGCCCCGCTGTGCTGGGATACTGGAGGTGAGATGATAGAAGATCTAACCGCAGAACGGCTGCGAAAAAAACTCAAGTATGATCTTGATACAGGCCATTTTTATTGGCGTAGAAAATGGGCTTCGGGTTGCAGAACAGACAAACCGGCTGGCGGACCGGATTGCAACAAAGGCTATCACGTTATCAAGGTTGATGGGCGCCGTTACTACGCTCATCGACTTGCGTGGTTGTATACGTTTGGCTCTTGGCCGTTGCATTATATCGATCACATAAATCAAGATCGATCGGATAATAGAATTGCCAATTTAAGGCCGGCAACTGAGTCGGAGAACAGTTGTAACCGTATTGGAATGAGTGCGTCAGGTGTGAAGGGGGTATACTGGACAGATGAGGGCTGGGCGACGATGATCCAAAAGGATGGGAAGCGGACGTGGTTGGGAAAGTTTCAAAGCCTTGAGCAAGCACGTATTACATACAATGCAGCCGCAGCATTGCTACATGGTGACTTTGCCAAACCAAACGACTGATTCAAAATTACCACACTGCAAGCGACAAGAGTTCGAACCGATTTAATTTGTTGCCGCTCTGTGTTAGAAAGTGATTTGAAATTCAAGGGGCGACTCTGGTCCGACCGCGGCGAGTAATTCGTAGAGCGCGCAGAATCCCGGCCAACCATGCATTGGCCACCCAATCCGGCATTGCGTCAAAACCACCAGGACTAAGACCAATGTCACGCGCCCATCTGGCCCGCGAACTCGACCAGCTCGCCGAAGTTGCCGGCATCGCCCGCCGCGAAATCCTCAAATCATCAGTCAACATCTCGCCCGATGATATCGATCTTTGGACGGTGACGGTCGAACTGCAACGGCAAAGCATACTCCATCTCATGACGGAATTTATCAGCACAACCCGGGCCAATCGCAGGATGCAATAGCCATGACTATCTCATATTTCTGCGGTGCATGGGCACTGTTGCAAGGCAAGGTAAAGCTCGGCTGACTATGACAAGAGATTGGCCAGCCGATAGGATAGAGCGCCGCCCGGTCGCTGATTTGATCCCATACGCACGCAACGCCCGCACGCACGACGAACGTCAAGTCGCTCAAATCGCAGCCAGCATGAAAGAATGGGGCTGGACTAACCCGGTTCTGATCGATGAAGATAACGGCATTATAGCTGGACATGGCCGCGTGCTTGCCGCGCAAAAGCTCAAGTTCAAAGATGTGCCCTGCATGGTGGCAACCGGCTGGTCTGACGCTCAAAAGAAAGCATACATCATCGCAGACAACCAACTGGCATTGAATGCCGGCTGGGATATGGATTTGCTCAAGGTTGAATTGAGCGAACTGGATGACCTGGATTTTGACCTCGATCTGATAGGCTTCGACGGCGATTTCCTCGCAAACCTACTCATCGATGGCAACGAAGGACTAACCGATCCCGACGACGTACCAGAAACGCCAGACGATCCGATAACGGTTGAAGGCGATGTTTGGGTGATGGGAAACCATCGCATCATCTGCGGGGATAGCACCAGCGTTGATGTGATCGCCAAGCTAATGGGTAAACAGAAAGCAGATCTTTGCTTTACTTCTCCACCATACGCGCAACAGCGCGAGTACAAGCAGGAAATCAGCGATTGGGACAGCCTGATGAACGGCGTGTTCTCAGTAATGCCCGTCAAGGATGGCGCGCAAGTTCTGGTCAATCTGGGGATCGTGCACGACGCGGGTAGAGTGAATTCCTATTGGGATGCGTGGCTGTCATTTATGGAGACGAGTGGTTGGCCTCTGTTCGGTTGGTATGTATGGGACAAGGGTTTTGGTTTGCCTGGAAACTGGAATGGTAGGTTGGCACCGGCGCATGAGTTCATATTTCACTTTTCAAAAGGCAAGAACAAGCCTGCTAACAAATGGGTTGATAAGAAGGCTGAAAATATCGGTAAGATATCCCATGGAACAGGCCTCAGAGGCAAAGACGGGAAAATGTCGGGCATCAGCAGCCCGGAAGCTGGTGCGCAGCCTCGAAAGATCGCAGACAGCGTTATCAGGGTAACGCCCCACATGGCACGCCAGGGCGACAATACACATCCAGCTATGTTTCCCGTCGAGCTTTGTGATGTGATGTATAAGTCTTATGCAAAGGCTGGAGATTTGATATTTGAACCATTCTCTGGTTCTGGAACGTCAATTATTGCATGCGAACAGTTCGGAGCGCACTGCGTAGCAATTGAGCTGGCACCAGCCTATGTAGACGTAGCAGTAAAGCGCTGGCAGGAATTCACTGGCCAGGACGCTGTTCACGAACAATCGGAAAAAACGTTTAATGAGATGACAGATGAGCGCGAGAGCAAAGCGGCGTAATCTGGAAGTAATGGCCCCAAAGCCGAAGCGAAAAGCCGGACGCCCGAAGGGAACGACAAAGCTCCAGCCAGATGAAGCAACGTTGCAGAACATCCGGGGGCTTGGCCGTATTCAGTGCACGTTCGAAGAAGCCGCAGCCGTGTTGGGTGTACACGTTGACACGTTCTCAGATTTTCTCCGGGCACAAGAAAAGGCCCGTGAAGCGTTCGAATGGGGACGCAATGAGGGATGTGCATCTCTTCGTCGAACGCAGATGAAAATGGCTGAGAATATCCCGACGATGGCAATCTGGTGCGGCAAGCAATATCTTGGCCAGACGGACAAGGTTGACAATTACAACCACAACCACGAGCAGGCGATTGACGAACTCGAATGAGCACAATGTCCGATCGCGAGCGCGCGGTACGTCAAAGGCTCAAGGATGATTTCGAACACTACGCCATCAAATGCCTGAAGCTGAGAAGCAAAGAAGGCAAGATTGTCCCGCTCAATCTCAACCGGTCGCAACGCTTTTTGCACGCCAAGCTGGAAGAACAGCGCAAGCGCACGGGCAAAGTTCGCGCACTGGTTTTGAAGGGCCGTCAGGTTGGGATTTCAACTTACATCGCGGGCCGCTTCTATTGGCGAACGACACATACCAAGGGTTTTCGGACGTTCATCCTCACGCACTTGGATGATGCCACATCGAACCTGTTCGGCATTGCCAAGCGCTACCACGACAACTGCCCGGATCTCGTGAAGCCAAGCACGAACGCCGTTAACGCCAAGGAATTGAGTTTCAACAACCTCGCATCGGGCTACAAGGTCAGCACAGCCGGCAGCAAGGACGTGGGGCGCTCTGAGACAATCCAGATGTTTCACGGTTCGGAAATGGCATTCTGGCCAAATGCTGAGACACACAGCGCGGGGATTGGCCAAGCCATCGCGGACGCACCAGGCACCGAGGACATAAGAGAAAGCACCGCTAACGGTATTGGCAACGCTTTTCACGGCCTTTGGAAAGCCGCAGAACGCGGAGATAGCCAGTTCGAGGCGATCTTTATTCCGTGGTTCTGGCATGAGGAATATGAAACTAACCCGCCAAAAGGATGGGCACCGCCGGAAGAATTCGACGAATACCAGCGCCTATACGAACTGACCGACGCGCAAACGTATTGGGCATACTGCAAAAACCGAGACTTGAGCGTGCTTGCAGGCGGTGGCCATGGCGAAATCAATTGGAAGTTCCGGCAAGAGTATCCGGCCAACGCCGACGAAGCGTTTCAGACATCTGGCGACAGCTTCATTCCGGCAATCAGCGTGCTCAGGGCGCGCAAGCACGTTGTCGATGTTCCCTATGGGCCGATCATCCTCGGAGTGGACCCGGCCCGCGGTGGCGGCGACAAGACGGGCATCATAGACCGGCAGGGGCGCCGACTTGGCGGGCATGTCTCGCTGCTGCTCGATAGAGATGACACGATGGCCGTGGCCGGCGAGGTTCAGCGCATTGCCAAGCCGCTAATCCCGCTTGGATTGGCCAAGATCGTTGTAGACATCACGGGG